AGCTGCTGAAGCTGCCGGCCGACCTCCGCGACATGCTCGACAAGCAGGCGCAGCAGAACGCCGCCGAAGCGCCGGTCCCGGTGACCGTGGTGCTGTTGGGCAAGGAGCACGAGCAGTTCGAGCGGGCGATGGCAACCGCCAAATCCGAGCTTGGCAAGGGTGCGCGCAAGGGGCAGTGCCTGGAGTTGGTATGCCAGGTCTTCCTGAAGGAACGCACCGATGGTGATGCCGTGGAGGTACCTGAGACAGCATGACCCGCCGCCCCGCATTGGTCGAACAACGGGAGATTGCAGAGCGTCAGGAACGCGCCTGGCACCTGGTGGTGGTGCGTCGGCTCAGTGAGCGTGAGGCCGCAGAGATGCTCGGCATTCACGATAAGACGCTGCGCAACGATCTGAAAGCCATGCGCGCTCGTGGCGCGAAGGTCATCTCAAATATGGCGACGCAGCGCAATGTGCTCATGCTCGCGGCCGAGATGTGGTCGCAGCTCTCGTCGGTGCTGCGGGAGGCGTGGGTGTCGGTGCAGGCGGCCGGGGACGGCTCCGCAGTGCGGGTGCGGGCGCTCAACACGGTTCGGGCGACCGTGAAAGACATGGCGGACATTCTGCAATCCCTGGGCTTGCTGCCCAAGGCTCCCGAAGAGGTGTTGATCAGTGCGAAGGACCCAGGACAACTCAATGACGTGCAACTCGAGGCCGCGGTGGCTTTCTTCCTCTCGTTCTCGAGCGATCGCCCGGAGATTGGAGCAGATGTTGGAGATCAGGCGGAACCCGAGGCCGTGGATCGAGCAGAATCTGCAGATCCGCACGAAGGATAGGCGGATCGTCCCGTTCGCCTTCAACTCGGCCCAGGTGGATTACTACGAGCATCGGACTCGGCGGGACGTGATCCTGAAGCCCAGGCAGTTGGGTTTCAGCACCCAGATCTGCGGCCTCTTCTTCGCGGACACGCTGCTACGGCCTAACACCACATCGGTGATCGTGGCTCATGACACCGATTCTTCGGAGAAGATCTTCCGCATCGTGCAGTTGTTCTGGGAGCGGCTGCCGGAGGAAGAGCGTCGGCGTGTTGGCGTGCCTCGCTTCTCGAACAGGCGTGAGTTCCTGTGGCCCAACATCAACTCCCACTTCTTCGTCGGTACTGCGGGGGCGCTGACCTTCGGACGGGGTCAGACGATCAACAACCTCCACTGCTCTGAGTTCGCCTTCTGGCCGAAGCCCGATGAAGCGCTCGCCGCTCTGACTGAGGCGGTGCCCGCGGACGGGAGAATGGTCATCGAGTCCACTGCCAACGGCATGGGCAACTACTTCCACGATCTCTGGACGGAGGCGAAGAGCGGGGGCAATCGCTTCGCGACTTCGTTTTACGTCTGGTGGGAGGATGCGTCCTACCGCGTACCTGGTCCTCCGCTCGATGATCTGACTCCTGAAGAACAGAAGCTGAAGGGCGCATGGCGTCTGGATGACGACCAGATCAGGTGGCGTCGCAGCAAGCAGCGAGAACTGCGTGACCGCTTCGCTCAGGAATACCCCGAGGATGACGTCACCTGCTTCCTCGCCAGTGGCCGCTGCTGCTTTGACATCGGCGCGCTGATGGCCGCCCAGGCGCGCATCACAGCTGAGTCAGCGCCGGAGATGCTGACGGTGCTGCCGGTGGACGATGGCTCTCCCCTCGCGGTCTCGCCTGCGCGTCTCTCTGTCTGGTAGCGGCCCGACCCAGATCGGACCTATGCCATCGGCGCCGATGTGGGAGAGGGGCTGGCGGGAGGTGACGCGTCGTGCGCGTGCGTCCTTGACCGCGAGACCGGCGAGCAGGTGGCTGAGCTCCATGGCCGCATTCCGCCTGATCGCTTCGGGCATCTGCTCGACGCGCTGGGGCGCTACTACGGTCTGGCCGTGCTCGCGGTGGAGCGCAACAACCACGGGCACTCGACCCTGAACACGCTGCGGCACGTGCGGCGCTACCCGCGGCTCTACTATCATGTGCGCTATGATCGCACGGGTAATTCGGCACCGACGCTGGGCTGGCCCACGGACCAAGCGACGAAGCCGATCCTGGTAGACGATCTCGCCGCCGCGGCGGCCTCGGGCAGCATCCTCATTCACTCGGCTGGGCTGATCGACGAATGCCTGACCTTCGTGACGACTGACACGGGCGCGCAACAGGCGCAGGAGGGAAAGCACGATGATCGCGTCATGGCGGCCGGGATCGCGTGGCAGGCTCGCAAGCGCGGCACCTCCCGCGGGATCGCCCAGCGGCCGCCGGGGTGGTAGACATACCCAGATGTGATGTCCATGCGAACTGGCTCAAACTCATGCAGTTCTGTGAGAAGGCGGGACACGGCGAGATGACGTTGACCTTCGCCGACGGGGTGCCGGTGTTCGCCAAGTCGGTAACGGTGCAGATGCGGTTCGGGCCAGTGCACCGCGGCCCGCGGCAGGAAGGCATCGACGCACAGGTGCTTGACGCGCGGGCGGCCACTGGTACGATAGCATCTGAATAATCGCCGCTGACTCGACATCCGAGAGGCGGATCGCTGTGACCTCCCCGGGCAATCCCCAGGGCAGGCCGCAGGGGTCCGCCTCTTTGCTTTGGGGAGATGAGATGGCACTTGATATGACTACCTATCCGCCGAAGGCGCACCAGGAGCGCATCAACACGTACCAGCGGTTCGAGCGGCTGTTCCTGGGACAGCACAAGCAGGTCTTTGCGGCGACGCCTCAGCCCTATCAGATGAGGCGCTACATCGCGGCCAACTTCGCCGGGCTGATCTCACGGCTTTCGGCTGATCTGCTTTTTGGGGAGGAGCCGGACTTCGTAGCGACGCAGGACGACGAGGCGGCGAAGGAGGCGCTGACGCAGATCGTCACGCGCAATGGCCTGCACGCCGTCAACTACGAGTCCGCCCTCTCGAACTCGTTTCGTGGCGATGCTGTCTACAAGGCCCGCTGGGGGAAGCGCACCCCGCAGTCGGAGCAGCCAGAAGCGATCGTCGAGGAAGTGCCGGCGAGCATCTACTTCCCCGAGTTAGACGAGGACGATGTGCGCAAGGTGTCGCGGGTGACGCTCGCCTGGGTAAAGCGTGATCCCAGGGAGGCGAAGCGGCTATACCTGCGGGCGGAGGTTCACGATCCCGGTATCATCCGCCACCAGCTCTTCGACATGGGCAGCGCGCCTTCGATTGCAGTGGCGGGCAGCAATGCCGCGATCAGCATCGGCGGAAAGCAACTGCAGCAGGTTCCGCTCAGTACACTCGATGCATACCAGGACCTGCCCGAGGAGGAGCAGACCGGCCTCGATCACATCCCCGTGTTCCACGTCCCGAACTTCCGCTACGGCTCTCGCTTCTGGGGGATCAGCGACTACGAGGGGCTGGAGTCACTCTTCGAGTCTCTGAACAACCGCGTCTCCCAGATCGACGAGGTACTGGACAAGCATGTCGCTCCGAAGATCGTGCTGCCGCCGGGCTTCGTGGACAAGGATGGCAAGGTCCGCTTCGACCGGATGGAGACGGTGGAGTTGCATCCAGGCGACCAGCCGCCCTCCTACATCACCTGGGATGCGCACCTGACTGCGGCCTTCACCCAATTCGACAAGCTACTGGACCTGTTGTTCATGCTGTCAGAGACAGCGCCCAGTGCGTTCGGATTGGACAAGTTCGGGGTCGCCGAAAGCGGTCGCGCATTGCGGCTCCGGCTGCTGCGTACGCTCGCGAAGATCAACCGCAAGCGGCTCTACTACGACACCGCGCTGAAGGCTGCTCTGCTCACCGCCCAGACACTCGATGTGACCCACGGCTCCGGCGGATACGAGCCGGCCGAGCCGACTATCCAGTGGGCGGACGGACTCCCCGAGGACATGGTCGAGATGGTCGAGATTGAGGCCCAGCGGATGGCGGCCGGCAACACCTCGGCAGAGTCCTCCATCCGGCGCCTCGACGGACCGGACGCGGTGGAGTCGGAGATGGAACGGATCGCCGGAGAGACGCAGCAGTCAGTGACGCTCACCGGCATGGTCCGGCCGCGATCAACGACATCGATTCCACCTGACGATCAGCGGACAAGCTGAACTCGGAGCGACCGTGGCCTCCTGTCCCTACCAAGACCAACACGAAATGTGCGAGGTGACGCTGCATGAGTGCATGCGAACGGCCCACAACTCCTGTCCCGACTACTGGAATGAACGGCGACGCATCCGGACAGCGCTGTCCGAGTGCCCATTGTCCCGACAGCGCAGGGGAGAGAGGCGAGCCTGGTGTCGCGCTGGAGAGGAGCCAGTCGAGTGCTTCGGCTGGCCAGAGGACTGCCCCAAGTACTGGCAGCACCGCGCCCTCCGGGCCGAGCGAGGCGAGATCGTCTGCACCAAGTGCGGGCATACCGTCCGGGATGGGCAAGGCGCGGTGCCTGTGCGGGAAGTGGTGGGCGCTGAGGCAATCGGACTGCCTGGTGCTGAGGTGCAAGCTGTGCAAGCGGGACATCATCGTACGCGGCCGCGACCTGCGGATCGAGTACCGATGAAGGAGCAGGTCTGAGTGCCACCGATCATCGCGAGGCGCCAAGTCCAGGAGTTCCGGCGGGCATTCGAGGGCGAGGTGGACTCGCTCGCCGCGCTCTACCGCAACGCGGCCGCCGACATGCTGGAGGTGCTGGCCGATGCCTCCGCCAACATGCTTTCACGGCAGCGCGCGCTGGCGCACCTGCGGCAGCACCAAGTGATTCTGGCGAACCTGCGCGATGAGGCGGCCGCATGGATCGAGCTGAACATCCCCCGCGCCTATGGCATCGGTCTCCAGTTCGCCGACCTGGGCGTCCGTAACGTGCGCCGAGCCGGCATCAACTTGCGCCGCCGCGAGCGGGAGGTGTTCTCGCAGGTGCATCGGGAGGCGGTCGCCGCTATCGTAGAGGAGATGCTGCGGACCAGTGACTTCGCGCTGGCTCAGATGGGCCGCCGTGTTGATGACCTGTTCCGCCGCATCGGGATCGAGGAGGTGGCCAAGGGCATAGTCGAGGGGAAGGCGCGCGTCGAAGTGAGCCGACAGATCAGAGAGCGCCTGCTAAGTGAGGGTAGTCCCGTCTTCCTGGATCGAAAGGGCCGGGCCTGGGACCTCGACCGTTACTCGGAGATGGTCGCTCGGACTACGACACGGGAGGCGATGACTGAAGGGACGGTCAACCGCCTCCGCGAGCACGGCCTTCAGCTTGCCCAGGTATCAGCCCATCACGCCGCCGACTTCTGCATCTACTATGAGAACGTCATCGTGAGCATCGGCCCTCAGCCGCATCCGCTCTACCCGCCCATCTCTGCCATCGGTGGCGGCCCGCCATTCCACCCGAACTGCGTCCACGTGCTCACGCCGTTCGTGGAGCGGCTGGCGACGGAGGAGGAGACGAAAGCGGGGGTGATCCCGCCGGAGATGCTGAACCGGTCACCGGCGGAGTTGCAGCGGCGGCTCGGGAAGTAGGTGCGCGGCCCGAGCTGGGATATCGACCGCTGTGTCGGGCTACTCCCGGACTCGGCGTTCGCCGGGAGGTTTGCGTCTGGCCTTGTCTTTGTTGTATTCTGGTGGGACAGGTTAGTAAGAAATATATGCCGCGGGGCGAGGTCCACGCGCGGCCGGGGGGGCAACCAACCTCGCTGAGAGGGGAACTGCGCAAAGATGCTCACAGTCAGGCCGGCTACGTTTCAGGATATAGATGAAATGCTTCGGATAGAGAGCGAGGCGTGGCCAGACGGTGCCAGGGCAACCCGCGATATGCTGGAGTCGCGCATTACGATCTTCCAAGAGGGGCAGTTGTGTGCATTCGCAAACGGGCATATGGTCGGTCACGGCGCGACTGAGATCGTGCGTCTGGATCTGTCGAGGCCGCCTGCAACAT